GTAAATCTTACTGATGCTATTCTAACTGTTAGAAAAACATTTAATGTAAACATCGCAAGTAATAAATTATCTAGCTCTATTACTGCTGATGATAATGAGGTATTCTTGCCATTTACTCCCACAAGATATTCTCTCATAAGAGAAGATGGGACCACTGAAGAGTTAACTGCTGATAAGTTCACGATTACCTCTCCTGGAGGAAAGAGCACTCTTCAGATAAACGGTCTCGGATCTAACGATACTGGATCTACTCTAATTGCGACTATTAGAAAGAGAAAACCAAAAGCGAAAGTAAAAGTAAGGAACAGAGTTCAGTCAATTATTGTTGATAAATCCAAAAATGTTGGTTCTGGTATTGGTCTTACCTACGGTAATTATCCTTTTGGAACCAGAGTTCAAGATGAAAGAATTTCAATTAATGCGCCTGATGTAATTGAAATTCATGGAATCTTTGAATCTGCAGATACAACTAATCCATCTTCACCAACACTAACTTTACAGTCAATAACAAGTGTATCTTCAACAATTAATGAATTTACAATTGGCGAACTTGTTGTAGGACAAGATTCTGGTGCAACTGCAATTATTTCTGAAAAAACTTCAGTTGCAGATTCAAAAATTGCTGTTCTTTACAAAAACGATATTTTGTTTAGAGAGGGTGAAACAATAATTTCATCAGAGACTAATATTAACGCAGTTGTGAATACTGCAGATGCATCAAGTTTTGATGTATCCACTAATTTTTTCTTTAATAATGGACAAGAACAAACATTCTATGATTATGGGACAATAAAGAGAAAATCAGATTCATCAGAACCTACTAGAAAGTTAAGAGTATACTACAAGAGCGCATCATATGAAAGCACTGACGATGGTGATATCACCACGGTTGGATCATATGATAATTTTGATTACTCCAGTGAAATTGGTATTGTTGGAAGTTCTGGAAACTCTGACATCATTGATATTAGACCAAGAGTAAGTTCAATCGCAAGTGTTTCTGAGGGAGATAGATCTCCTCTTGAATTTTTAGGAAGAGTATTTACTGGATCTGGAGACTCGGCAAAAAATATTTTAGCATCAGATGAATCACTATTCATTGATTTCTCTTACTATCAAGGAAGAATTGATAGAATTTTTCTGACTAAAGATGGTAAATTTCAAGTTAAGTATGGTATTCCCTCAGATAGACCAGAACCACCTCTTGTAGTTGATGATGCGATTGAAATTTGTTCTATTACCTTACCTCCTTATCTTTACAATACGGTACAAGCTTCACTGAAGTTTAATACTCATAAAAGATATCGTATGCAGGATATCTACAAACTTGAGGATAGAATTAAAAATCTTGAGTATTATACATCACTCTCGATGCTTGAAACTAACACAGCAAATTTATTCGTCCCTGATGCTGATGGTTTGAATAGATTTAAGTCTGGTTTCTTTGTTGATAACTTTACTTCATTTAAACCACAAGAAGAAGGACTTCAAATTAAGAACAGTATTGATGCTGAGAAAAAAGAATTTAGACCAACTCACTATACTAACTCAGTTGATTTGATTCAGGGTCCTGTTGTTAACAATGATACGACCGCAGATCTAAATTTTACTGCAATTGAGGGCAATAATGTAAGAAAACAAAGTGATGTAATCACTCTTGATTATGCAGAAGTTGAGTGGTTGAAGCAATCATTTGCTACAAGAACTGAAAGTGTCACCCCTTTCTTAATTAGTTTCTGGAAGGGTTCTATGGAACTTACACCAGCATCTGATACATGGGTTGACACCGCAAGAATGAAAGCAAAAGTAATTGACGTTGAAGGTGATTTTGCATCTACTCTAGAGTTGCTTGCAAGAACAGAAAATGTTGATCGTCAAACAGGCATGGCACCCATGGTTTGGAATGCCTGGGAAACTAACTGGACTGGCACTACCATCACAAACACAACACGTAGGAGAGAAACTTCATCTTCCTCCACCTTTGGAATGGGTGGTTGGATTAATAACTATAGCGGTGGATTTGGTAACCCTGCACGTATGATTCAGGCAACAGATACTAATGTTATTGAAGAAACTCTTCAAAATACAGTTGAAACTGGTGTCATGTCCAGATCTGGAACTAGAACTATTGTAACAGAACAGTTTGATAGGGAGTCTGTTGGTGACAGAGTTGTAAGTAGGGACATTGTTCCGTTTATGAGATCTAGAAATCTCGAATTTGTATCTAAAAGAATGAAACCTCTTACAAGAATGTATGCATTCTTTGATGGAGAAGATGTTACAAGGTTCTGTGTTCCAAAACTTCTTGAAATTAGCATGGTCTCTGGAACATTTGCAGTTGGAGAAACCATAACCGGAAGAATGAATAGAACCGGTTTAGATCAAAACACAGGTAACACTGAGGCAAACATCACATTTAGAGTCGCACAGTCAAACCATAGAGAGGGACCATATGACGTTCCTACAGCGACATTTACAGAGGATCCATACAATAATACACCACTCTCTGGATCATACTCATCCACATCAGAGATTGTGAATGTTGACACTTTCTCTCTTTCTGCTGAAGCACAGGGTGAGTTCTTTGGATTTGTAGCACCAGGAATGGTTCTCACAGGTGGATCAAGTGGAGCACAAGCAACAATCAAAGATGTTAGATTACTCTCCGACCTTGCTGCTAATTTAACTGGTAGTTTCTTTATTCCAGATCCAAATTCTAGAACTTTCCCTGAATTTGAAACTGGAACCAAGAGTTTTACTCTTATCAATGATCCTGATAATAATCAAGATCTTTGTAACACGATTGCAGAGGAAGCATTTACTTCTGCAGGAACTCTTGAAACTATTCAAGAAAATATTCTTTCGATTAGAAATGCAAGAGTAGAGCGTAGACAAGAATTCCAAGAGAGGAATGTGAACCGTGATCTTGGAACTCAAGTTGTTGGTGCTCGAAATGTTTCTACTTCTAGACAAGAGGAAATTATTGGATGGTATGATCCTCTGGCACAATCCTTCCTTGTGGAAGATGATACAGGTATTTTCTTAACTAAATGTGATATCTTCTTTGCAACTAAAGATGACATGAATATTCCTGTTGTCTTCCAGTTAAGAACTATGGAGAATGGTCTTCCAACTCAAAAGATTATTCCTTTCTCTGAAATTGTTATTGCTCCAGAGGACGTAACAACTTCTGCTGATGGTTCTGTAGCAACTACGGTTGAATTTAAAGCACCTGTATATCTTGAAGGTGGAAATACTGAATACGCTATCTGCCTCGCATCTAACTCAACCAAATATAGTGTTTATATTTCTCGTATTGGTGAAAACGATCTTCTCTCCGATACGTTTATTTCAAATCAACCATATCTTGGATCTCTGTTTAAGTCACAAAACGCATCAACATGGGAACCAAGTCAGTGGGAAGATCTTAAGTTTACTCTTTATAGAGCAGACTTTATTGAGAGTGGTTCTGTTGAGTTCTATAGTCCTGAACTGACTAAAGGCAACGGAATGATTCCAAGACTACTGCCAGACTCACTTGTTCTAAACACTAAGAAAATTAGAGTTGGACTTGGAACTACAATCGGTGATACTGGATATGAAGTTGGTAACACGTTCTTCCAGTTAGGAACTCAAGCAAGCGGTGATTTGGTTGGTGTTGCAGCAAAAGCAACTACAATTGCAGTCTCTAATCCTGGAATTGGATACACTCCTTCTACGGGATCTAGATCATTTAACAGTGTTAATTTAGTTACTTTAAGTGGCAATGGAAGAGGCGCAGTAGCAGATGTATTTGTAAATGCTGGAGCGATTGGTGTTGCAACAATTACAAACGGTGGTTCTGGTTATCAAGTGGGTGATGTTGTTGGTATTTCTACAATTGGTATCGCAACCGTTGGTAGAAATTCACGACTGACAATTACTGGTATTGGAATGACAAGTGAACTTATCTTTGAAAATGTTCAGGGTGAGTTTGTTACAGGTGTTGGAAATACCTTGATGTATGTAAATAGCGCAGGGGTTACTACTCAGTTTAACTTTAAAGATGCTGTTGGTGTTGGAAATACAATCTCTAATATTATTACTGATACCGATGGTTTACATATTAAGATAAATCATAAAAATCATGGTATGTATTTCACTGATAATAGAGTTGCTATTAGTGATGTTCAACCTGATATTAAACCAACAAAACTTTCTGCAGAATTCTCACTTGGTTCTACTGGTGAAATTTCTGTTAATGCTGGGACTAATTTTGGAACTTTTGAAAATGTCGGTGTTGGAACAACAAACGTTGGATTCTTAAAGATTGGTAATGAAATTATTGAATACACTAATGTAACTGGAAATGTTATTGGTGGAACTATTACTAGAGGAAATAATCAAGCTAACTATCCAGTTGGAACACCTGTATTTAAATATGAACTTGGTGGAGTTAACTTACATAGAATCAACAAAACTCATAACTTGAACGATGTAACAGTGAACAATCCAATTACGTTTGATTCATATAATGTAAAACTTGATATGTCAGAAACCTTTAATACAGGAACTGGCACAAGTGCAGATGACAGAAGTAATGATGTAGGTCTTCCCAAGTTGTTTATGAATAAAACAAAAACTGCTGGTGGATATGACATTAGAGCATCTCAAAATATGCCATTTGAAATTCTTACACCAATTATTCAAAATGTAACAGTTCGTGGAACTTCACTTAATGCTGAAGTAAGAACAACATCAAGTCAAAGTATAAGTGGAAATGAAATTCCATTCATCGATGAAGGATTTACTGATCTTAATATCAACACACCTAATTATTTTGAATCCCCAAGAATGATTTCATCTAAGGTTAATGAGACTGCAAAACTTGATAATATTCCTGGAAACAAATCCCTGAATATGAGAATGTTCCTTGGAACTATTGATACGAGAGTAAGTCCAGTCATTGACGCACAAAGAGTTTCTGTTATTACAACATCAAATAGAGTTAATAGTGCGATTACAAACTATGCAACTGATTCAAGAGTAAATACTCTTAGAGAAGATCCTACAGCATGTCAATACATTTCTAAAGAAGTCGTATTGGAAAATCCTGCGTCTTCACTGAAGATTCTTGTTTCTGCTCACGTAAACGCACTATCTGATATTAGAGCACTATACGCTATTAGCGATAAGCAAGGATTTGATCCTATCTTCCAACTCTTCCCAGGTTATGATAATTTAAATACTAGAGGTCAAGTAATTGATTCTAGTTTGAGTGATGGTCAATCAGATTCTAAAATAATTAGATCTGATAATTATAACTTTGATAGTTTAAATCTTGATTATAAGGAAATGACATTTACTATTGATCAACTGCCTGCATTTAGATCTTATAGAATTAAACTTCTTCTTACATCTACGAGTCAGGTGTATGTTCCTAGAGTTAAGGATCTCAGAGTTATTGCACTTGCATAATGGAAAAATACACAGTTGAGGGTCACTCCGATTTAGCGAGAGACCCTAATAATGGATCTATCATTAATGTAAATAGAACTGAATATAATCAGTATCTTGCGAGACGTGAAGTGAAAAGTGAAAAGACTCAAAAAGTACAGAACATTGAAGATGAACTTGCTAACATGAAAGGTGACATTGACGAAATCAAATCATTACTAAAGGAGTTATTACATGGATCCAGATAGCATTGAACTAAGCAATCTGTCAAAACAATTTGCTTACACTAAATTAGCATCACAGATAGATAGTTGTGATGATCGTGAAGAACTTAGAAATATTGCAAAATCTTTTGCAAAATTATATTATAAACAACAAGAAACAATGTCAGTAATAGGTATCCCTAATGGCTAGTAATAACATTACTTTTGATCCAGATTCTGGAATTCCATATGGTGCTAATTTGAGTATCTACACTGGCGGAGACTTTAAAGCAAAATTTAATGTATTTAACACAGCAAATTCTGTATTCAATTTAAGTGGTTATTCTGGATCTGCTCAAATAAGAAAGAGCACTTCTATAGGGTCTACGACTATTCCTGCCGCAACTCTTACAGTTGGAATCACTAGTGCTTTAGGTGGTGTTATGGAAGTTTCTATGGGGTCTACGGATACAAGGAACCTTGCTGAGGGAAGATATATGTATGATGTGCTTGTGAGTTCTGGAGCAACTTACTATAATATCGTAAATGGAAATGTGTATGTATATCAGGGTATTTCCTCTGCTCCATAAATAATTAAAAAGTAGTGAATAGATGGCACAACCTGCAAGTAGGACAGACCTCATAAACTATTGTAAAAGACAGTTGGGTGCTCCTGTCTTAGAAATTAATGTTGCTGACGAGCAAGTTGATGACTTAGTTGATGATGCACTGCAATATTTTCATGAAAGACACTTTGATGGAGTAGAACAAACATATTTAAAGTATAAAATTACTCAAGCAGATATAGATAGAGGTCGCGGTAGAGGTGGTGATAATCCAGTTGGTATTGTAACAACTAGTGCTGAAACAACTATAGTAGGAACTGCAACTACTTTCTCTTATGAGGAAAATAGTAATTATCTTCAAGTTCCTCCAGCAGTTATAGGTATAAACAAAATTTTTAAATTTGATGGATCTAACACTGTAACTAATAATATGTTCAGTGTAAAGTATCAACTCTTTTTGAATGATATTTACACATTTAGTTCAATGGAGGTTTTGACTTACGGTATAACAAAGAGATATCTAGAGGATATTGATTTTCTTTTGACCACAGAAAAACAAATACGATTTAATCAAAGACAAGATAGATTGTATCTTGATCTTGATTGGTCAAGCGTAACAGTTGATGATTATGTAATAATTGATTGTTATCGTTTATTAGATCCTAATGATTATGGAAGAGTTTATAATGATTCATTCTTAAAACGATACTTGACTGCTTTGATGAAAAGGCAATGGGGTCAAAATTTAATTAAATTCCAGGGTGTTAAGTTACCAGGTGGAATTGAACTTAATGGTCGCCAAATTTATGATGATGCTGAAAAAGATCTTGAAGTAATTAGGGAGCAAATGTCAAATACTTATGAACTTCCTCCTCTTGACATGATAGGTTAATATCATGGTATTAAATCCTTTTTTCACTCAAGGCACATCAGCTGAACAAAATCTTGTTCAAGACTTGATAAATGAGCAGTTAAGAACCTATGGAGTAGAAATATTCTACATTCCTAGAAAGTTTATCACTGAAAAATCCGTTATTCGTGAGGTGGTTCAATCAAAATTTGATATGGCACTTCCACTCGAAGCTTATATCGATAACTATGATCAGTATTCTGGAGCAGGTAATCTTCTCTCTAAATTTGGAATTGAATCCAGAGATGAAGTAAGACTTGTAATATCAAGAGAAAGATATGAAAACTATATCTCACCTCTAATCGAAGATCAAGCAAATATTAAATTATCCACAAGACCAAAAAGTGGTGACTTAATTTGGTTCCCACTTGACGACAGAATTTATGAAATTAAAGATATTGAGTATGCAAAACCATATTATCAGTTACAAGATCTTTATACATATGAATTAACTTGCGAACTCTTCCGCTATGAAGATGAAGTTCTTGCAACTGGTATTGATGAAATTGATAATAATTTAGTTGGTGATGATCCAGATGGAACAACTGAAGATGGCATCAGCACCATTCAAGGTGTAACACATACTCTAACATTGGTTGGTACAGGCGTAACCGCCACTGCTGTTACAGGTATCATTACATCTGGTGGTATTAGATTCATTAACGTTACCAACAGAGGTGGAGGATATGGAGAAATTCCAACTGTCGCTATATCTTCTGCTCCATCTACAGGCATAACTGGTATTGCTACTGCTACAATGATTGGTGGTATTAATGTTTGTAATCTCAATGCTAATCCAAGATTACAATCAGTACAAACCGTTCCTATTACCAATCCAGGTGCAGGATACACAGTTGCTCCTAAGATTAAATTCTATGGTGGAAAAGGTGGCACAGGTGCCGCTGCAACCTCAGGAATTGCTGATGGCACAGTAGGAATTATAACTGTAAGTTCTGGAGGAAGCGGATACACTACAGCACCATCAATTTCACTTTCAAATGAAATATTCTTATCAGGTGTTTCAACATCTTCAGCACAGTTAATTCCAGTATTAAATGCTGCGGGAACAGTTACTGAGATAAGGATAACCAATGCAGGTTTAGGATACAGTGTGGCACCCACAATAACTATAAGTTCTCCTGATATGGATTCAACAGGTGACTTTATATTTAATGAAATTGTAACAGGACAAACAAGCGGAACAACTGCAAGAGTAAGAACATGGAACTCATCAACTAATGTACTTGAAGTTGCAAGTGTAAGTGGTGCATTCACGATAGGTGAAGATGTTGTTGGATCTACTTCAGGTGCTTCACATGCACTGAGAGTAATTGATACTACACCTGATAATGATCCATTCGCAGATAATTTTGAGATTGAAACTCAGGCAGATAGTATTTTAGACTTCTCTGAGCAAAATCCTTTTGGTATTCCCTAAATAAAGTTAGTCAGACTACTTAATGTCTTAAGGTCACAATATGTTTGGATATTTTTATAACGAAATTTTGAGGAGGACTATTATATCCTTTGGAACCCTCTTTAATAATATATCGATTCAACAGGAAAATTCTGTTGTCAATGTTCCTCTTTCATATGGACCCACTCAAAAGTTTCTGGCGAGAATAGAACAATCCCCAGATTTAAATAAACCAACGGCAATTACTTTACCGAGAATGTCGTTTGAATTTATAGGTTTGACTTATGATGCATCTAGAAAAGTAACAACAACTCAACAATTTACAGTAAAAGATCCAAGCGATAATACAGAAACAAAAAAGGCATTTATGCCGGTTCCTTACAACATGCAATTTGAATTGTCTGTTATGACAAAATTAAATGATGACGCTCTTCAAATTGTCGAACAAATTTTACCCTATTTTCAACCAGCATATAACTTAACGGTTGAATTAGTATCAACTATTCAAGAGAAGAAAGATATTCCTGTAGTGCTTGAAAACATTACTATGGAAGACGATTACGAAGGTGATTTTACCAAAAGAAGAGTTTTACTTTATACTCTTAGATTTACAGCAAAAACATATCTGTTTGGTCCAGTATCTTCTGCAACGAAAGATATCATCAAGAAAGCAACAGTCAATTATCTTACAGGCACAGATACTTCAAATACAGAGAGAGTGCTTTCGTACTCTGTTGAACCGAGAGCAATCAAAAACTATACAGGTGATGCTGCTACTAACCTCTCTGATGATGTCACGAAGACTGCCAAAACAATTAATGTCGATAGTGCAAGCGGACTGAATACAAAAACTTATGTTGATTTGAATGGCGAAACAATTTATATTAAATCAATAGATGGAACTAAACTTTCCGTTTTAAGAGGTCAATATAATACTGCCGCAGTTACTCACCTTAAGGGAGATGGGGTATTTGTTATTGATTCCTCAGATAATGCATTGATTGAAGAAGGTGATGACTTTGGATTTAGTGGAACAATCTCATGAGTTTTAACGATTTAAATGACACTTTTAATGTTGATGGGGAGATAGTCCCATCAACTGATAGAAAACTTAAAAAGATCACATCTCAAGTTGATGATATCAAAAAAGATTATGACTATACTAGAGGTAATCTTTATTCTATAATTGAAAAAGGGCAAGAAGCAATAAATGGTATTCTTGAACTTGCACAAGAATCAGATCAACCTCGTGCGTATGAAGTTGCTGGACAGTTAATAAAAAGTGTATCAGATGCAACTGATAAACTAATGGATCTTCAAAAGAAACTTAAAGATGTTGGAGAGGATAAACAAGTGCGTGGTCCATCTACTGTAAATAATGCACTATTCGTTGGATCAACTGCAGATTTAGCAAAAATGTTGAAGGACGGACTTAAAGAAGAACCTAAATAAAAAAGGGAGAGAAATCCCGAAGTATAAAAGTTACTAATAAAATGTCGAACAAGGATTTACCTTCGATTGATGAGTTTACTGAAGATTCAAGTAACCTTCCATCAATTAATGAATTTATTACAGAGGAAGTGCAAGAGGATTTACCCTCTGTAGAAAATTTTATTGAGAAAGAACAAGAAATAATTACAGAACAAACACAAACCATTGAAGATGTAAACGGAGAAACGTTTGCAGAAATTCAAGATATAGTTCCACCTTGGCCAGAGTTGGTCAAAATGGTAAATGATATCAGGGCAGATATTCCTGATATTCCAGAAATTAAATATTACGATAAAGAACTTGAGCAGTTAGCTGAACAAATCTCTCAAGTAAGAAATGAGATTCCAGAAGTTCCTGAAGTAAGATATTATGAGAGTGAAGTTGAAGCAATCTGTGGACAGATTGATTTAGTAAGAGAAGAGATCAAAACTAAAATACAAAATCTTCCTGAAGTAAAATACTACGACGAACAGGTAGATGTTATTGAAGATAGAATAGATTGCCTTCAAACTGAAGTAACAAATCTTCCTGAAGTAAAGTATTACGATGAAGAAATCAAAGCAATATGTGATGCTATTGATACTGTAAAAACGTCTATTCCAGTATTTCCAAAATGGGTTAATGAAATAAATGAAGTACCCGATTTTTCATGGATTGGTAAAACATTTAGTGTAATTGATGATGACTTTATTAAAGTAAATGATACGATTGATACATTAAAAGAACATGTCAAACTTGACATTAAGAACTTAGTTGAAGAAAATGAAGTAAAGCATTTTGAAAATAGAATTCAGTTTGGCACCGAAGTAAAAGATCTTGATACTAAATTAGGAGAAGAAAAGGATAAAATTTGGAAGGAACTTCGTAGTTCCTCAATGAGAATTTGGGAATATCATAAGGAGTTTAAAGATGATGATAAGAAGTTAAAAAAGCAAGTAAAGAATGAATATAATTCTCTTAAAAATCAAATTGAAGAGAGACTTGTCAAGTATAATGTTGACAATGTAAAAACTGATGAGTTGCTTCTTAATTACTTTAATGAATTAAAAGAAGAGGTATCTTCAATTGTAATTCCAGAAGTCAAATATTATGATGATGATATCAAAGGTGTCAAGACAGAATTAAAAGAACTTAAAAATCTTGTAAAACTTATAAAGGTAGAGCAAAAAGAATTGCAGGAGGGTTTACTGAATGAACCTACGGATGAAAAACAATCAGTAGATGGACAATCTGATCCATTAACTCCATTAGATAAGCAGTTCCCAAATCTTAAAGCGTTAGCAGATCATTACAGATTATTCATTACTAGAACTCAACAGCAACTTGCTGTAATGGGTGGTGGTGGTGAAGTTCGTCTTGAATTTCTTGACGATCTTGATAGGGACACAGCATTAGTAGATGGTAAATTTTTAAAATATCAAGCGTCAACTAAAACATTTGTTGGTGCTGATGCTTCCGGTGAATCTACAAAAACTTTAGATAGTGTTTTAGGTGATGGTAATTCCTCTACAAAAGGAATGTCAGTTGGTATATTAACTGCCACAAATGCATTCATCACTGGAGATTTGAATGTAACTGGTGACATTGTATATGATGAGGTTACTGGTAGAAATATAAACATTACAGGTATCGCAACAGCAGCAACAATAAATGTTGGCACTGCCACGACGATAGACGGAAGTGGCGTAAATGTCACTGGTATTATTACTGCTACTACTTTTAGTGGAAATATAACGGGTAATGTAACTGGTAATGTAACTGGTAATGCCACAGGATTATCTGGGTCACCTGATATTGCAGTTACTAACATAACAGCGGGA